AAAAGAAAAAATACGATGATAAAGCGCTTCATGGTTTCTCCTTTAATATCAGGCGTAAGAATTAACGGTAACGGTGAAATCCGAAAGCTGGATCAGTGTATCGGTGTTGTTGCAGACGGCGACCAGCTCGAAGCGGGCGCGGCGGAAAACATAATCCCCGGCAAACAAAGGCTGCTTGAAGGTCGGTGCACTGGCATCCTGCGAGGTGTAAATGTTCATCGTTACATTACCGCCGTATGCGGCTGCGTCGATGCCGAGCATGCCGTCCAGTTCGCTGATGTCGTCCCACGCATCGGACATGCTGCCGAGAGTCCACACTGCTTGACCGCTGACCCGAACGGTTTGGACTGTGCCCAAGTCAACCTCACTGGCGGCCAGATAACTGCCGGAGAGATTCCCGATGGTAGGATTCAGTTTGAGCAGATCACCAACTACCGTCATGTTGGTTGCCGTACCGTCCCAGGCCGGTGCTTCATCTATCAGGGAATGCAGTGTTGAGGTGATATACGTCGGCACGGTAGCGACCACAACCGAGGCGGCATTCAGAGAGAAGTTTCCGGGGGTGGAGGTATCCAGCGCCTTGACCAGATAGGTTCCGGTAAGGGCGGCCGGGATGGTTGCGCGGGGAATTCTGCCGGTTCGCTGGATCTCGCTGCTGTTGGCCCAGACCGCGCCGGTGGTGAGCGGGGAATAGCACACGACGTATTCTTTCAGATCAATATCGGATACCGGCGACCACTCCAGGGTGATGGCGCCGGAGATATTTGCTATGGCTGCAATGTCGGTGATGTCTTCCGGAGGTGCTGTCTTGCCGATAACGAAATGCGATGCATTGGGGGCTTGTTCCAGCGGCATGATCTGACCGGCGGCGTTGATCGTCAATATCGCTACCTTTACGGTTTGCAGATCCGGAACGGAAAAGCTGAACAACCGGGCGCTGCTGGGCCCACCGTATTCCTGCCGACCTTTTAACTCCCAAGCACCACCTCCCACCTGCGCCCAGATCGAGGCGGCGCCATAATGGAAATCTGTGGGGCAGGTATAGGCCACGTCCAGAACCGTATCCACCGAACCGCCCGGCAGTATGATCAGGCGCTCGGATAGTTCCAGATTGGTGATGGCCGGAAAAAATTCAAATGGGGTATAGCTGGGGAAATCGGGATCGATCACAAAGGCCGGGTCGCCGATCTGCATCAGGTCTAAAGATATGGACAGATTATCAGTGGTGGGGTCACTGGTGGTTTTGCTCATCACCAGGAAACGGGTGCCAGTGGTGTAGCCTTGCCACTGGGCAGCCGGGCAGGGGAGCTGAAGGTTGTTGACCGCCACCACCTGGCCAGCCTTGATATCCCAGAAACGGGGCGGGAGGTTTTCGACCTTGACCGAGCTGAGCGGATTGGCAAACCAGCCGTCCCGCCGCTGGGCCAGCTTCTGGATGGCATAGACCGACAGGCCCCACTTGTCCATCCATTCCATGGTTCCCGATTCTTCCCAATCTATTTCAGCCTGCTGGTTGATATAAACCAGCCCTTTGGCATAGTCGCTGGCTGCTCCGCCGTCTTTTCCGGGGAGCAGCTGGTAGTAGATGGTCTGGCGGGTGAAGAGCTCTTTCTGTCCGCCGTCGATCTGCCGGAACTTGTGATATTTGGCGTCCAGCGTGGCCACCGGTTCGGCGATGGTGATATCATCGTACAACTGAACCGTCAGGCGGCCGTCGGCGCCCTCGACCAGAAAGACTCCGGCAGATACGGCCAGTTCATTCATCAGATCACTGGCGTCCTGCGGCTCGAAGATATCGCGGCGGATATCCCAATTGGTGCCGGTACGGGCACCAGATGCCAGGCTGTTGAAGGCGGCCCGGTCGAGGTAGCGGTCCGGAATGCCCAGTTCATCGGCCAGCTGCAGCATGGCCTGCATGATGTTGCCGGTGATGGTGAACAGCCGGGGCGGTACATAGGCCTGGCCGTTCACGTCCAAAAAGTAGTTGGCGGATGGAACCTTGCGATTGAACTTCTTCAGGATGTTGCGAGTCTTGACGGTGATGATCTGCTTTTCTGAATCAGCCTGATAATCGTACCAGGTACCGGTAAAGAAGGGTTCGAACTCCTGTTCGGACAGCCCGGGAAAACCGATTTTACTGCTGATGGTTTTGTTTTTGAGATAGCCGGTGGCGATCATGTCTCCGACTTCCCGAGTCCAGAACAGTTTGATCGTCAGTTCACCGACGGTGGCCGGAGAGGTCAGACTGATTTTGCTGCTGATGGAGGAAATCCCGCCGGGTGCGATATAGGGGCGGGCGCCCTGGATCGGTTCGTCCTTACGGGTGGAAAAATAATCATACTGGGAGTTACCGCCGACGATGCGCAATTCGTCAATCACCGGAGTCGCCATTCCGGAAGAAACCAGATCGGCAGAGAACCGGTAATAACGATAAGCGGCTACCGAGCCGCCGTCCGCGATCGATCCCAATGCGGTCCAGCTGGCGCCGTCATTGCCGCCCCAGATGTTGTAGGCGATGCTGCAGCCCGGCGGGCAGATGTCGTCCGATTCAAAGCGGCTGGCCTGGGTGGGGATGGTGCCCAGATCCACGGAAGAAGTGGAGACAGAGCCGGTCGGAAGATAGTGGGTTTCATAGGCCTGCTCAAACGACACCATATTTATCGCCGGGGTATCAAACGATAAGCCGTCGACCTTGATAAACAGGGGAACCCAGCGGGTCATCAACACCTTGAATTCCCAGGTACCACGCGCCAATCCGGACAGGGTTATGTCGGTATCCCTGTAATGTTGTGCCGCTGATTCGTAGGAATAGTTTGTGCCATTCACTTGAAGGGTCTGCAGATCCTGCCACGCTCCGGCGTCTTTGCGACCCTGGATAGTCAGATGCACGATGCCGATCCAGCCGCGTCCGGCGATGGGAAAGGTAAGCGGGGCAGATACGCGGGTGTGGAAATGTAGTTTGACGCCGGTACTGAGCGGGCCGATGTTCACACTGGCGGTTTCTCCGGACAGATCCGCGTAATCGGCATAATAGCCGTTGTAAATATTCAGAGGCCCATAACCAGTGATGACCGAATCGGAAGACAGAACCCCTACAGCAGTTACAGGTCCGGTATAGGTGCCGCTATAAGGTTCGATGCCATCGGTGGTCATGTAGAGCTTACCCGGTTCGGTCAATGCGTTCAGGTTGACCAGGGTGCCCGCCAACCATTCATCCTTGGTGGTGATAGCACGCTTGATAGCGTCAACGCTTTCGATGGCCAGCAGGGCGACCGGTTGCCGGTTGGCGGCTGAAGCCGCTGCTATGAATGCGGGTGTCGGCATCAGGCCAGCCTTGAGGTGAAGGGGATAGTTGCCAGTTTGTGGCGGCCCATTTTGCTTGGTGCGGAAAACTTGTATTTGGCATCAACCCAGCCGAACCAGCATTCCGGCAGGGTGCTGTCCGGAACGTAGAAAAACGGGCGCATGGTACGGATGCAGGCCTCGGACCAGAGTTGGAAGGCCGGGAACTGGCTGGAAGGTATCTGCCCAAAATCCAGGTTGATCATGCGCATGGCGCACTGCTGTGATGTACCCAGGTACATGCCGGCCACGCCGATCAGATGTGAACCGGTGGGCTGGAAACAGTCGGCATCGTGGTTATCTTCCAGCCAGGGCAGTGAGACCGCGCGGCAGGGCGCAACGTAGTATATTTCGGACGAGGCCCCGAAGCCGGACATGATCAGGCGGATATACCGATACGATACCTCGGCAAATTGACGATAGGCGGTATTGTAAGCGGCGGTGGAGATGACTGCGGCTGCGGATAGCTGGACATCGCTGCTGACGAAGTTGTCGGAGCTGCCGCGGATCTCCAGGGTGATACCGTTGAGGTACTGTCCCAGGATGGCGACGGCACCCAGCGGCAGGATCAGGGCCAGGTCAAGGGTCAGGGTTTTATCCCCGGTGACATTGGCCGGTTTCCAGCTGGTATCCTCGCAGGCCTCCATGACGTTCTGGGCGGCATAACCGGAGAAGGTGTCGCTGGCGGCGGCGCTGGCGGTTACCGGGGCCAGGGAGTAGATGAAAGAGGGACGGCCGCTCATGCGTAAACTACCCCCATATCAACGTTGCGGGTTTTCATATCTCTGACGATATCCGGCAGGTTGTCTTCGAACCAGCGGCGTTCGCCAATGGGATTGTTGAGTATCAGGGTGATTTGCTGTGAAGCCTGTGTCGGCTGGGTTACAGGCTGAGTAACCATGTTGGAGGATCCCCCGCCGGAAGAACCCCCGCCGGAGACATTTGCCAGCGAACCGCCACCCTCGGGGGAGGTACTCCAGATACTCTGCAGCTGAACGGCACCAGCAGCAACAGCCGCAGCGGCAGCGGCGGCACCCAGCGCCGGGCCGACATAGGGGATACTGGCCAAGGCGCTGTAGGCCTTCATAGCGGCATCAGCGGTGGATATAACAGTTTCCCCGGACTTTAATACCTGGTATGCCAGAAAAGCTTCTTTGCTCTTTTTGCCGGAGATCTGATAGAAGGCATCGGCGATGGTCGCCATTGATCCGAAACCGTTGGCGGCATAGCCGAGCTGCCGGGAAGTTTCCTGCTGTTTTACCTTGGTACGTTGAATTTCTGCATTAGCAGTTATTTGCGTCATCCGCGCTTCATAGGTGGCGAAGTTGTCTGTGTTCATGGCCCAGGTCTGTTCCAGCGCCAGCCGTTCACGGTCAATCCGCAACAGTTCAGTCTCTGTTGAAGAGCCCCGCAGTTCAGCCTGCGCGGCGATGAATTCGCGTTCCTGATCGAGGGCTAAACGGTTGTTTTCTGCTTGGCGGGCGACCCAGTCAGATACTGTAGCAGATGAATTAATCTGATCTTCATACAGTGCTTTTGTAGCATCGTCCGAACCTTTGAGCAGTGCTATGGTGCGCTTGCTCTCTATGTTGGTTAAAGCAGTGGTGGCGGTTTCCACATCCTTCAATGCCGCATGGTATTCCTTGGCATTTTCGGCGGCGCTTTGCTTTGGATCACTTTGTGATTTTCCAACCAAATTTTTCTGACGCTCATCCAGGTTGGATAATGCCGCATAATATTCCTGGTCCAATTCGTCTTTGACTGCCTTTTGTTTTGTTTTAAGGTATTCACCCAGTGATACTAAACCTGAAGCATAGCCCTGCTCATTGGCGTACAGGACAGAATCCCGGCCGGCTTTAGCAATTGCCACTTCACGGGCGTTATATGCTTCGAGATACGACAAGTATTTTTCGTGGGCAGAATCCCAGGCACTGGCTGAACTGTTTGGAGTTTTCGAAGATGCCGGAGTGTCGGATTGCTTGCGCAACTTATCGGCTACTTCTGTTGGTTTTTGTCCGATGTTGTTATACTTTTCCGCCAGTTTAACCAGCTCCGCTTCCGTAGTAGCATAACGAGCGGCATACATATCGTTGGCAGCTTTCATGCCGGCTGAACGGTCTTCAAGACCCTTTCCAAATTGTCCAATCGTCACTGCTCTTGTAACTACACCTGCAACAGTATATGACCGGGCCGCGACTGCCGTGAGCGTGCCGCCGAACTTATCAACGAGCATTGCCAGCCGCATAAATTCAGATTCAACCGTAATGGTGAATCTCAGAATGTTATTGCCCCATTCATCAATAATGGGTTTGCTATCTTTGAGGGTTTTGGCGGTACCGGACGCGTGATCATAAAACTGGCGGGCCAGCAAATTAAGCGATGGCGTGAAAAGTTGTCCGATAGATAAGGCTGTTTCTTCTGCAGGCCGCTTCATACTGTTAATAAGTTTTGCCGCTGTATCCATTGAAGCGGAATATGCGCCGGTTATGTCCACGCCTTTTTCAACAACAACATTGGTGCGGGCCTGGATCTTTTCATTTTCGGTAAGACTGTCCTTATTTTTCCCCAGCTGATCGGCAAGTTTTTTGTATGAGGCCTCGAACTGGACATTGATGCCGATGGTTCTCAGCACCTCAATCTGGCCGGCGGTGATACCATGGATCATGTGGTCAAACGCTTCGGAACTGTTCATGTTCCCGATGACTGCCGCATCCTGGGCAATACGCGCCAAGGCGGAAGCCTTGCTCAGATCCATGTGAGACGAAGCCATCTGGACAACTGATTGCCGAGCAGACTCCGTTGTGATCCCCATGGAAGCCACAGAATTAGCGTAACTTTCCATCTGTGCGCCGGTATACCCGGCATTGTTACCGACTACCTTCATGACGACGCCCAAGGTTTCAACACGGGCAGCCAACATTGTGGCGTCCTGGATATATTGCCCGGCTTTGATGGCCGCCAAACCAATCGCCGCCGCAGCAGCAGCGGTGCTTAAATTGAATAGCTGTGTCTCGGCCTGCTGTGTGGCTCCGACTAGGCCATTCAGTGAATTACTGGCGGTCTGGGTGGCGCCTACTACTCCGCTGGCATCACCTTCCAGAATCAGTTTTGTGCGTACATCTTCTGCACCCATGGTTACCCCGCCTTATCTTTTATCCACTTGTCCTGCTGCTCTCGGAACCACTCGCTGTTACGTTCCCGTTTGACGATCTCCACCGCCTTCAGGAAGCGCGGTGACTGATCCATGATGGAAAGTTCCGGTTCGGGTAGATGTATGATCTCTCCGGAGCCGTTACAGCAGAGGTTGACCTGTCGCAGCAGATCCCAGGTACTACCGGTGATAACATTGATCGGACAGGCAAAAAACTTCAGGTCATCAATCTTCTTTTGCCAGAAATGGTGGTACGGGACCGGTACGCGGTCCCACTCTTCGCCGGTCAGAATCTCATGCAGCAATTGGTGACGGTTGCCGCAGTTTTGTTCTTCCCGTTGCTCTTCGGTGCAGTCCTTACACTCGAACGGGCTGCCGTTGGGGCCGGAGCAGATCAGGGACCATCTGACCCCGGCAAGAAGTTTTTTTGTTCACCCGCCGATAAGGCTTCACCCGAACGGAGCACCCGCAGAACCTCGTTGACCAGTTCAGGCGGGGCTTCGGCATAGAAGGTGGTAAAGTCCATTTCCCGGCCTTCCAGCCCTTCAATCTCCAGACCTTCAACACCGTCAAACTTTTCTGTAAATAGCTTGTGCATGCGGGCAGTGTTAAGTTCCTGCGCCTTGTCGGGAGCATACATACGGGCGTTGTTGAGTGCCTCAGTCTGATAGGCATCTTCATCCGGCGCGCCGATCACCCGCAGACGAACGACGATCTGTTCGGAAATCCGCTCAATTGGCAGACGGCGGTTGTCCAGGTAGTTGGGGACGTAACGGTATATATGATTGCGGTTGTTGACTTTCACAGGGGCTCCTGAAATTAGGGTAAAAACTCCGAGGTATTCAAAATCTCGGAGGTTTGGTGTGATGGATTAATAAACTAGCTTGGCAACAGCAGCGACGCCAACAGCCAGATCAACCAGACTTTCCAGTTTGAACTTGACCTTGGTCTTGCTGCCGTCATTCTTGCGGTCGACGGCGTCGTTGCCGATTTTCATTTTGGGGCAGTAGGTCAACAGCTGGCGGGTCTGAGTAGTGGAACCGGCCAACTCCCCGCTATCCAGCCTGAGCATCAGCGGCGCGTACTGGATGCCGGCGAAACTGGCGACCCAGGCGTCATACGAGGACCAGCCGGAGGCCGGGTCGCTGAAGTCGATGGTGAATTCGGAGGTAATCTTCCAGGCTCCGTTGCGTTCAGTGACGCTGGGGCCGTCTTCGCCGTTCATTTTGTATTTGTCATCGATGTTCGATTCGAACTTGATGGTCATATCGTCCGGACGGAATTGCGGCATAGTGCCGGGAGCAATGTCGGTGTAATCCGGAGCGGTGCCGGTCAAGGTGGCGCCGGTACCCAGGAAGCAGGTCAGGTTGCCGGACTTGAAGCGACGGACGGCAGTGAACGACATGCCGGCTACTTCGGTCTGTTCCGGAGCACTGATCCAGGGACCGCCGATGAAGTCGAGCTTGAGAATGACGTCCTCTCCACCCTTGAAGGAAAGTTCTCCACTTTTGATGCGGCCACCCAGGAAACGTTGACAGGTGGTGACTCCGGCCTTGTCCGTGTGCGGCAGCAGGGCCAGGGCGTTATCAGCCAGCGGTGCGGCACTGTCGTACATCTCGGTGACCGTTTTATACATGACCTTATTGGCGGACGTATCGACCACCGTCGGGGCGGTTTTGGATCCGAACAGGAATTCAAGCAGTTCGGCCAGTTCTATCGACGGCCAGACCCGTGATTCCCATCCGAACTTCCAGGCGGTGGAGGTGCGGTCATGGGTGGCGTCACCCTGGCCGGTATCCTGTCCGGCCCATTCACGTACGGCATCTTCTTTGAAATCAGGGTCCGGTTCGAGCTTGCCCTTGATCCTGTAGAAGCGATACACGGGCGAGCCGTTCAGGGCGTTGCGAACGGTTTGGCGGCTGAAAGCCATATACTGTCTAGAGGCCATCGGGAATCTCCTTTTAGTGAGTTAGAAATATCTTTTTATTTCGTAAACGAACTATCTGCGGGCGGTCAGTGAGTCAGGAATTGCCTTTTAATTCCGTAGACGAACTACCCGCCACAGCAGGCGCTGCCATCACGGGAGTTTTGCTATCTGCAACCGTTGCAACTTCATTATCGACATAGGCCTGCAATTGTTCGTCGGTGGCGTCTTTCGGAGATTCAAGCGTGTCGCCCGGCTTGACGATCCGACCGTTGACGATTTCACGGTGCTGGGTGAAGGTGATTTTCATATGGCCCCCTTGGCGGTGGTGTAGTTGATCAGTATGTCAACAGTGCCGGCCTGGATGATGTCGCCGGTCTGTGTGATGTCGATTTCATGTGATTCGATGTTGGTGCCGTCAGCATAGCCGTTCCAGATGTCGTTGAGATCGATGCAGCGGGCCACATCGGCCAGCAGGTTCTCAGCCTCGGCAGTGGTGATCTGCGAGGTGGTGTGCATCTCTATAGTGACCGGCAGTTTGTGCTCATCCTGACTGATGACATGGGTTACATCGGCCTTCTGGTCGCGGACGTTGAAGGCTGGCAGTTCACTTGGTGCGTACGGTTCGGCCCCGATGTCGCGCTGGCGGGTGACGGTTTTGATGGTGGTCTGATAGCCGTTGGCCGGACGGACCATGCCCAGGCGGTAGACCAGATCATCGAGAATGTTTTTGCGGGTGGTGAAGGCCATGGCGTTTCCGTTATTGTCTTGTTAAGAGAAACTTTGTAAATCCGGTCCCGTCAGGGGTTGATTTGGTCATGCGCGCCGGCGGATATTTTCCGACAACGGTAATAATCGCGGTGGTATGATCTATCGAGGCCAGGTCAGTCTCTCGGATAGTGATCTGCGGCTTATCGGTCAGGCAACCCATCTGATCCATGCTGTTGAGATCAAAAATAACCATGACCGGTCTTCCGACATGTCCCGGCGGAGAAAGTACCGCCGGGACACCGAAAGCGGCCATAAAAGCCGATAGATCGGAAGAGCTGAACTGCATCAGCGGTTAATCATGATATCTACGGTTGTGGCGCCGTTGCCGGCAGCATTCTGAGCATATCCGGCCTGAGTGTTACCGGCGGAGGTTGTGGTCAGGCGCTTGTTGGTATCATCCCAGAAGAGCAGGACGCCCTGGGCAACAACGTCAGTGGACAGTTTTGGGACGTTAAAAACGCCTGCCATGGCTGCTACACCTACAGCACCGTTGGCAACGTCGCTACAGGCAATCCCAAAACGCACACCGATTTTGACACCGGCGCCTGAGGCTGTTGTAGCGCCTGCGGTAAAGTCGATTCTTTCGCCTTCCTGAATATAGTTTTTCATCGTTGAGTCTCCTTTTATAAATGTTGAATTTTGAATGGCGGATGTTGGATTACAAATTCAAAATTCATAATCCAACATCCAAAATTGACCTACTACGCTCCTGCGTTCTTCAGCAGGCTCTTCCAGTCGATGGCCTTGGCACCGGCATCGATGCGGACCTTGTATTCCACACCGTCAACATCCCAGCCCTGCTTGGTCTCCATGTAGGGGGCCTGGTTTCCGTTGAGGAAATACAGGTTGACGGTTTTGCCCTTCTGTCCGGCCAGATACCAGGAGGTGGCGGAGTCATCATACAGACGGGCTTCCGATATAATGTTGACCGTACCGGCATAGATGTTCGGTTGGTTTGGCGCAGCCTGTGTACCGATCAGGGCGGTTTTAATGAAGGTCTCGGCAGCGTAGGACAGAGACGGCGGAATGAGCAGGAACTGCGGTTTGATATTGAGGCGACGCTTGCCGCCGATATCCTTCTGCAACAGCATCAGGCGGAAGGCCTCGGCAAAGGTTGTGGCTCCGATAACGCCGGAAGTGCCCAGGTTGCCATGGTTGGCGTGGAACAGAGCAGTACCGTCGCCCATGGCGGCGTTGGCGGTTAGAACGGCATAGGCCAGATCGCCAATCTTGCGACCGGCGGCTTCGCCGTGGGCTGCCGGAATATCGGTCAGTGCGCCCAGATCGTCGTTGATGATCGCCTGGCGGCTGATGGCGAACAGCTTGCCGTAGGTAGCGATGGCGAACTGCTCCTGTGCTTCAGTCCGGGAACCGTATTTGTATTCGTCGTCTTCGCGGATCTGATCCAGATCGGAGGTTTCACCGGCGCGAACAACGGTATTGGTTTTGAAGTCCGAAACCGAACCGACACCACACCACTGCTGCCATGTTTCGGCGGATGCTTCGTAGCCGGAAAACAGACTCTTATTGGCGATGTTGGCCAGGATCAACGGGAAGTCGCTGGTGGTAAGGGCACGGCCAACCATGCTGAGAGGATCGCCATGCTGGGATTGCCCGCTCATGCGCAGGGCTTCGCGGGCCAGTTCGCGCAGGCTGTAACCGACCAGATCCTGTGCGCCGGGAGCGGCTTTTTCAGGAGTCTTGCCGGTACGGATGATGATCGAATCAGTGGCGGCAGAGCGGAACTTGTCACGCTCATCCACGCCCATCTCGATGCTGCGGGCCTGATCAGTCTGAGTGGCGGTGCGGAAGCCGGGCTGGTTGGTGGCGGAACGCTCGATCACCAGATCCATGATGGCCTTGCGAGCAGCATCAACAGTTACTTCCGGTTTGATCAGGGTGGCTTTCTTGTCGGCTGGTACTTCGAAGCGGACGCACATGGCATCGATTTCGGTCATGCGGGTGTTCTCGGCACGGGCGGCATCGGCGCGGACCGTGTCCAGGTTGGGGGTAGCGGGCAGAGTTTCGCCCCTGACGGTGAGGGTTTCCGCAAAGCGAAGCGCCTCTTCTTCTGTGGCTCCGGTTGGAAGGCCACGACTTTCCAGAAATATTCTTAATGCCTTGTCCATATTATTCTCCTTTTGCTGTTTTTCGGGCGGCGTGGCCGACCTAGCTTTTGCGTTTTCATCTGCGCCAATAGGGCAGACGCTCATTTCTCGGGGTATCCATTTGGTGACGATGCGGGCGGGGCCTTGAAAACTGCGGCCATCCACAATGCCGGATTGATTGGCGGGGATGATGACGGCTTCCAGATCCTTGCGGGCGACGCTATAATCGGTGAGATGACCTTCTTTGGTTTTGATCCAGGGGCTTTCGGCTTCGGGTGCACTGGAGAAATAGGCGCGGCCCAGCAGTTGGTCGCCTTCGATGCGGCAGCCTCGATAACTGCCGATGACGCTGGCGGTCTCATAGCGGCTATGGGTGTCCAGCAGGGGGAGTTGACCGGAAGGGGGAATCTGGCAGCCGGACATGAGCAGGACGGTGGGGTACAACTCCCAGGTGTCATAATCGCGTTCCATGACCGGGGCTTCGGTTGCGCCGATTGCTTCGACGGAGCGACTGGGCAGATCGAGTGAAGCGGGTGCGCCGGTGGGGGTGACCGGTATTGACAGTGCGCGATAAGATAGTTCTTCATTGGGCGGCATGCTGTGACCTCCTTGGTAGGCCACAGGATAAAGGCGGTTTTTTGCGGTTTTGATATTTGCGGGTTTTTAGGGGGTATTTACGGGTTTTTGAGGATGGAAGAGGTGTTTTTCAGGTTGACACTAGGCCAGAAGCGCCAGCATCAGCATTAGTTCTTCCTCTTCACTAAAGTAGTTGTCAGAAATAACCGGGAATGTTTCGGAGAGAGATTTGAAGCCGCGGCCGCTGCGCGTGCGGGTGGGCTCCTGCAGAGCCGCGGGCTGGGTTTGCGCTTCCGTCTGGAAGTAGCGTGGGAAGTAGGTGGCTACGAAGTATTTTGAACTATTGTACGTCATAGGTCAGGGCGGTGCGGTTGCCACTGACATCCACGGTGGCGGTAATTGCATCCCTGGTATTGGCCATGTCGCGGAAGACGATGGTTTCGGATGCTGCGCCGCTGACCTTTCCGGCCAGGGCCGCGGCAAACAGTTTCAATAGATCACGGGCGGTAAAGGTGCCGTCAATCGTCGCATTCCAGATATCATCAGGGGAGGATACCGACAGGCCGGATGCTGACGGTGATATGACATCCAGCAGCACTGTGGATCTGTTTCCATTCTGATCGCCTGTGGCAATAATTGCATCACGGGTGTCGGAAACAGTGCGGAAGGTCACGGTATCGGTTCCGGCCCCACTAACCTTGCCGGCCAGAGCGGCGGACATGGCCCGCAGGATATCTCCGGCGGTGTAGGTGCCAACGATTACGGTATTCCAAATGTCGTCAACGGTTAGTGTCGAACCATCCCGACCGACGGCTATCTGCACCAGCATCCCCATCACTGCCGTTGCATTGCCCTGAATTGCAACACTGCCCTGTCCTGCTCCTGACAGCACTGCCAGGGTTGCGGCCTGAGTTCCGCTGATCGTTACGGTACCGGCTGCACTACCGGTGAGTCCCGCCAGGGTAACCGCGGAAGTTCCTGCCGCCAGCACTGCGCCGGTCCCGCTGCCGGCCATGCCCGCCAGAGTAGTTGACTGATTGCCAATTGCCGGCGCTGCACCGACGTAAGCGATTGCAGATTGAGACAAGGCGGCCAGGGTGATTGAGGAAGAACCAGCGGCAAGAACCGCCCCCGTTGCGCTACTTGTCAATCCTGCCAGGGTTTGATTCTGTGCGCCGGTGACGCTGACCGTGCCGCTTGATGCTGTTGTAATACCTGCCAGGGTTATACTTTGGTTGCCCGTTGCCGGCGCATTACCGATAGAGCCCGCGGCTGATTGCGTGAGTCCTGCAAACGTGACGGAAGCAGAACCGGAAACCAGTACCGTGCCGGTTTCGGAAACGGTTATGCCGGCCAGTGTCAGGTTTTGCGTACCTGTGACCCGAACCCCTCCCGCTGCACTACTGGAAAGTTTATCAAGGGTTTTGGCGGATTGCCCGGTTACCGCTACGCCACCGGCTTGCGCTCCAGACAAGGGCGCTAACGTCTGCGACGAGGTGCCGGCAATGATCGATGATATTGTCCCGGCTGCGGTTTGCGAAAGAGCGTCGAAAACTGCGGATTGTGTGCCGGTGATCCTGACGGTACCGGCAGCTGATTGAACAAGAGCAGTAAGGGTTTTACTTGAAGATCCGGTTGCTGTAGTTTGGCCGTTTTGTGTTGCGGTCAGTTTGGCGAGAGTGGCGGTGGTGGAACCGGTTACAGTAATGTTTCCGGTTTGGATAGGCGTGATATTGGCAAAGGTTACGGACTGATTGCCGGTGATGCTACTGACACCACCAGAGACAGTACCGGCTGCAGACGAGGTTAGTTTTTCAAGTGTATTTAATTGCGAACCCTGTACGGAGACAGTACCGGCGGCTGTTGCGGTAATACCGGCGAGGGGAGTGCTTTGATTGCCAGTAGATCCGCCCGATGCCGGTACAAAAAACGCCCCGCTAAAAAATGCACCGCCGAAGAAAGAACCAGTATTCGCAGATGCTTCCCAAACCTCCCAATTATCAATAGAGGTGGTAGTACCCACATCAGAATAACCAACACCAATCCCAGGTCTACCTATTGCAGATATTGCAGAGTTAGTAATCGGGCCAATTCTTAATACACCATCAATTAATACCGATATTTGATCCCCAACCATCCTGAGGGTTACAACACGGGCTGTTGTTGGAGAATCTCCGGTGTAGGAGCCAATATTTACTCCGTTGCCATTAAGTATCCAAACTCCGTAAGATGTTCCTACTGAATAGCAAGCACCGTTTGTTGTATTTATTCTACCTGCTACTGCCATTGACAAATCGCCAGCAGCAAGGAATATGGTAGCGACTACATCGTAATCTGCACTTGCTGGAATATATGACGAATAATAAGTGTATACACCTGCACCGTTTGTGCAATATGCAAAATCCCCTGCGGCATTTATAGATACTGAAGCACTTCCATACACTGACCATGTATCAGAACTGTCTGACGTATGCGCAGTTAGTGCTACATCAGATGCTTCTGTAAAATTGTCATAGGCGGTTTTAGTTGCCATCAGCCAATCACCAAAATGTCAAAGAGCAGAGTTGCCATTGATACAACTCCTTTTAAGCCCAGTTACCTACAGAGAGTTGAGTGTTAGCACCCATTGGAGTAAGGCGAAAATAAGAGTTTACACCAACGACTGCGGCGGCGGCTACGGTAAGAGAAATCATAGGTATTAGTGTTCCAGCGGCGTTTATCTTGACTACACCACGAACAGTAAAATAACCAGTAGCTATTAGACTTGCTGTTGCGAGTGTAGTATTTGCGGCTGTATTGAGAGAGGTTTGTGGTGCGGCTGCGGTTGCTGGTGCAGTCTTTTTAGCTATCGCTTCCCATAATTCTGATGTTCTCGTTGCAGTTCCACCAAATGCAAAACCAAACGATCCAGATGATACGGACATGGCGGATAAGTTAAACATACCTTCAAAGAAATAGAGGGTAGAAGCAAGAACAGTAAGCGCCCCGCCAGTAGGGTTGTTAAAAGCCTTTTGTGCCGCTGTTTGTGAAACCATAGTATAAGCTGTGTTTAGTTGAATGAATTGCTCAAGCGATACCACACCTCTTGCTGCTGCCGCATTTGCAAACTGGAATGATGCTCCATCATACATTATATCGCCTGCGGCAGTTGTTGTCTTGTTCGTACCAGCGGCAATATTTGCAGGGGCAATTGCTGTAGTCCCGGCAGAAAGACCTATATTATCGGCAGTCCTACGAGGGGATAGAAATATAGTCTCAGCAGCAGCAAACAGCGCTGCTGTTCCTGCGGTTCTAGTTACTGTGAAAGTCGTTACTCCGCCTGTTGTTGTAGGAACAGCAGTAACAAGAAACACTTGGAAATCTGATCTATCACTGTTGGAAAACATCAATCGATCATTGACATTAATGCCATTAATTATTGACCCAAGAGCGATACCCGCAGCTTCAGTCTCGTTTACATATATAGCAGTAACGCTTGCGAGTGTTGCGTTATTGAATTGAATTGTACCTGCGGCCGGGGTGTTAGTTGTAGCAGTAGCAAAAGCATATCTAAATGCGTAACCCCCATCACCAGCAAATCCATCAACGGTAATAGTATGAGCACCTGTGCCGTTAAAGGCTGTTTGCCCTATCAGTCCAGCAGAATCTCCGCCTGTCGCATTAGTTGTATGTGCTACTGTAACGGTAAGTGACATATTCTATCCCCTCAATTCTGGATACGTTGCATGTATCCAAGCTACAATTCCAGTATCAGGCAAACCTTGACCTTCTGAGTTGGCAGCTTCTTCCCAACTCAAAATGATCTCGGCCCATTCTTTAGGTATATGGACTTCCATAATACCCCCTTATGCGTTGCCGTCTGTCTGTGTCCAGGATGAAATGGTGATTGTCTGACTCTGAGCAATAACCACGTTGTCCAAAGCAAAATCGCCACCGAATGTGATACTGGCGGCACTTGCTACGCCTGCGGTTGTTGACATGCTCATGGTTACGGTTGTGCCGGTGAAAGCCAGAACTGTTGAGCCTGCGACAATCCCGGTACCCGATATGTTCTGCCCCACGGCAACACCGGTTGTAGAGGCAAAGTTCAATACATTGCCATTGGCCGCTGTTAGCGAACTAGTATTGATAACCACATTCTGTGCAATCGTGCCCTGGTCGTGACAGTTCGTGCCAGCTGTATCCATAATTGCATAATGACCGGCTGTGCCTGCCAAACCTGCTGCACTGTCGGTCCATGACCCCAACAGGGTCTTGCTGCCGGTTGAAGCGGCGTTCATCCAGTCTGACGGTAGCGTGATTTCCCTAATCAGTGTGCCGGTTCTGGCTGCTGCACAGTTGGCGGGCGGTGCACCGGTGTAGATCCTGAACTTTGGAGCTGTTCCTATTGCGGTTTCGTATGCGTCCAGCCGTGCGTTTCTTACTGCTACTGATAGTTGTTTTGACATGATGCTCTCCTTTTAATTGAACTCTTATTTAACTTCCGCGCCAACGACTTTGCCATTGGCGTCTTTTTTCAGCGTGACTTCTTTGGCAGCCGCCGGTTGCACGGTTATCTCATTGCGGATGACGGGTGCAGCCTGCGGCGGGATGTTGTTGTTTACTACCAGGGCTGGTTGCTCCGGCATGTTGTTTTGGTTGGTAACATTAACAATCGGTGCTGTCTGCGGTAGCTGTTCCGGCAAGTTGTTTTGGTTGGTAACATTTACAACCGGCGCGGGCTGCGGCGATTGTTCCGGCATGTTGTTGGTTATGTTAATGACCGGTGGTGCAGCAGGTACCGGTGTTTCCCGATTCGCCAGGGCATCAATAGCCCGCTCGGCCAGTTCCATGCGCTCATCACGCTTGGCCGGTTTTGTATCAGTGGCGCTAGCGGCTGGTTCACCAGAGATAGAGGCCGGGTTGGAGGCCAGAGCGGTTTTGACGGCGGCTGGCGACAAACCACGGGCATCGGCCATGCGGTTGGCTTCGGCGATCTCGTTGAGGACGTCTTCGTAATCGCGGCCACGGGCGGAGGTGATCTCCTGCGGAGATTTGAGCAAGCCGCCGACCTGATCCAGATTGGCTTTGCCTTCGCGCAGCGGATCGATGCTCTCCACACCAGGCGCCTGCCAGTGACCTGCCAGCCAGGGGCGTGGGTTGGCGGAGTAGCCCGGCAGGTTGAGTTTTCCGGAGAGGTAACAGGATTCCATGAAGGATTCAAATACCGGCTTGCTGAATTGTCGGATATGACGCTGCTGCAGCGGCATGACCATCTTCATGAAGTCGTTCCTGATGCCGCGCAGGTTGCTGTAGTTGATGTTATTGTAATCGCCGGTCAGCAGTTCGTAGGTGACGCCGGTGCTGATGGCGACCATGCGCAGGATCAGGCGGGTGAAGGGCTCGAAGGAATCACCGGGGCGGTTGTGATTGGCGAAGTTGACCTTTTCACCGGGTCGTGTGTATTCGATGATGGCGTTTTCCATCGATTCGATCATCTGACCATTGTCGCCTGCGGTGGCCCGCACGCCCTGGAATCCGGCAATGTCGGGGGTTTCTATTATCGCCAGATATTTGGCCGCCATTTTTGCGCCGTCTATTTCGGCGTTCAGGTACTCATGCAGGTCATCGGCGATCAGGATGGCGGTGGTGAAAGGGGAAATTCCGGTCAACTGGCCGGGGCGCAGGGTCTTGAAACCGTGGATGACGTTTTCGGCCAGGATGCGCTGGGACTTTACACCGCCGGTCAGGTTGTTGAAGCCGTTGGGGACAGCGAAATGATAGGCGACGACGCGGCCAGTGATCGGTTCACATTCGACGCCCTGGTCGACAATGTTACCGGCACCGACGGTGGTGTAATTGGAGGTAAGCCAGTCCACTTCGTAAGGCATGATGGCGAAGGGGATGAAGCGCTTGGGATCGTTCAGGTGGACTTTTACAAACAGGTGTTGGCCGCTTTCCACATCCTGACGCTTGGCCAGCTGTTCCAGTTCGTAATAATGCAGGCGGCCGGAGGCGTCGGCTTCTTCCATCCACCATTGCCAGGCGTCTTCGATCTGGCGGATGGCGCGGGTGTTCAGTTTGCTCTTGCCGGCATCATCGATGCCGCGGGTGACGCGGGATTGATACTGTATGCCGGTACCAACGGTGTAATCCACCAGGACATCCACGGCGCGGGCGAAATAAGCGAAGTCGCGCACCAGCTGGCGGGTACGATTGCGGACGTTGACGGAACTGGAACGGATCAGGGAGTTGACATCCTGGCCACAGGGTGACCAGTTGCCGGTGGAGCGGTTGGATTTGGCGGCGGCATATTGGCGGGCCTGTTCGGCACCCTTGCGCTGGATGCGGCGGCGGATCTCGGAGGCGGGGGAGAAGATGCCGATGGTACGATCGAGGCCATGTTCGATGCTGGAGAGAATGCTCATCAGCGACCCCTTCCATTGCTGGCATAGGTGCGACCGACGGGGGCGGCACTAATGCCGCCTGTGGCGGTTAGCTGGCTGCGCTGGTTGTCCAACCATTGCAGATGATCACGCATGGCGGGGATATCGTGGCGGGTGAGGGTCTTGTCGGCCATGGTGATGGTCTTCCCGTCAGCCAGGCCGGTGAGGGCGGTTTTGTAGGTACTGATTTCTGTTTCGAGCTCTGCCAGGGTGTAGATAGCCATGGACGCCACCTGATATGCGGGATTTTATCCGCAATCATAGGGCCGTAATTCGGCGGTTTTGGTTTTTGTGGTGTTTTTAAGGGTTTTCGGGGGGTTTTTGTGGGTTTTTATGGCGTTTTTCTGCTTGACATGGGGGTTTTAAAGGGGCGGTTTCCCGCCCCTGCGGGTCATCTTTCCAAATAGTTCTGAAACCAGATGTTGAGTTTGTAGCGACTGGACACATAGCCGCCGTTTTTCTTGACCGGGAAGTCGTCATATTCCCGCAGCCATTTGAGGACGGTCGCTTCGCTCATACGCAGGAAGGAACAGATTGACTTCATGCCGACCAGCAGGTCGGATTCGGCCGAGGGGGGCGGTGGTGGTGATATGCTCTTGTTTCGTGTGGACTGCCCTTTGCTCTTTGCTTCCATTTACCACCTCCGTCGTGATGTGTCATTTTTGGTCTTAGTGTCTTTTGGTTGTTCCGTTCCCGGCTTGAGCGGGATCCGTAGCTTGATCATTTCCCGGAAGGCCAGGGCGTATCCGGCGCAGTCCCAGTAGTCGTTTCTCTGTTTGCGGTCGTGGATCCAGTCGCCGCTCTTGTCCTTGTGCTCGGCGGTGAAGTGCCGGGCAAAAGGTTCGTCGATCGCATCATGAAACGACAGGGCACCTGGATCGTCAGGTTCTTTGTGCATTCGGTTTTCCAGCTCATCCTTGAACAGGTCTACCCGAATATTGGCACGATTGAGACCGCCGGGGATGGCCTTGTTGGTGCCGGGCAGGGTGGTGATCATCTTGAAACTGATCATTTCACCGGCACGGCCATGGCCGCCCTTGATCGGCATGATCACACGGTTACGGCTGCACCATTCGTAAACTTCGACGGTGCGGGAATGTTTCTGCCAACCGCGACGGGTACCGCCGGAGTCGATCAGGCCACCGCTGATACGGTATTCCCGTTCGGCATGATCCAGCCAGGTTCCAGCCAGCATGCCTTCGATATCAGCAAAGGTTTCGACTATGCCATGCCGCATCATGTGCAGCGATACCTGCGGGGCATAACCCAGGGCCCAGACCTCATAATAAAAACTGGCCTGCTGGGTATCGACCAGCAGGGCCACCATGGCGGTGTCGGGCGGGACCAGGTTGCGCGGCAGTTCGGATTTGAACTTCAGCAGCATTTCCGGTTCGCGCTTGCCGGCGACTTTGCGGATGTGCGAGACCCCGGCATGACGGTTGTTCCACTTGCGCAGTTTTTCTTCGTCGCCCTGGGCTTCCAGCCAGTCGGCGACGACATCGGACAGGGAGACGTAGGGGGACAACCAGCTGGGGAAGTGGAAATAGATTGATTGCGGAAACTCGATCCCGTCTTCGGTTGGTTTCCAGCCGTTTTTCATGGCGGTGAGGACGGCCTTGTCGCGCTTCCAGTCGTTCCAGCGGGATTGACAGTGCGTACATTCGTACCAGACGGAGCGAGTGCGGCGGATGGCTTTGGGATCCGCTTCAATCTCTCCGGAGAGGGTGGTCTGACCCGGCCACCTGAACTGCTCGAAGGTCATGACCTGCTCGGTGCCGCAATCAGGACAGATAGCATGGTAATCCATCATGATGTCGCAGGCCTCGGCTTCCACCATCAGCGGATCACGGTTTTCAGGATCGTCGGTGTCTATCCCGGGGGAGGACCACATAAAGACCTTTTTGGTGTCGGCGAAGACGGTGGTACGGGCCTTGCCGTCTTCGATGTTGCCGCGGGTCTTGTATTTGCTGATCTCATCCAGCAACAGCACACGGTAGGATTCGGAAGAGACCGACATTTCGGACGATGCCCAGCCGAGATCGATGGTAAAGCCGTGGGCCAGAGTGATGCTGTAGATGCTGGTGTCGTCGGGATTACTGCTCTTGATGGCGGACAGAGAGGCGCTTTTGTCGATCATCGTCTGCAGGCGTTTTTTGCTGAGTTTCTTGATGGATTTTTCATCAGCCATGACAACCAAGGCATTGTCGCTGCTGTATTCGCCTTCCCGCAGCATGAGGCCATGAAACACCAGTGTTCCGCCGACCTGAATTCCCTTGGCCATGACGATGACACGGACATAGGCCCGGGTGGCCCAGTCCAGCACGCCGTACATGGCCGGATTGTTGGAGTTGCGATAGAGACCCTGGCGGGATCCGACCGGGACATAGATATTCCGTTCCATCCATTCCGGACCAGGCAGGCGCTTTCTGCGCCGGAAAACCTTAATTTCACCCGGTCGAAGGCGGATGAATTCTTTTTGCGGAGCCGGCATCATATTTCTACCCCGCCGGCCTGGGCGTAGCGGTCGAATATTTCGGCCAGGGAATCTTCGTAGGTGTTGCGCAGCTCGGGGATCAGGGCCGCGATTCTGTTGTAATACTCTTCGGGGATTCCCAGGGTGGAAATGCGGTTGATTAGTTCGTTTATGACCCGGGGGCCTTCGTTTTCGATATCCGATCGCACGGCATACCAGAGTTTGGCGTCACGGGCTTCCTCTTCGGCTGCGTCGATCAGTTCACTTTTCATCTTTGCGACGCGCAGTTCGCGCTCTTCGGCCTGGGCGGATTTGAGGCGGATATCTTGATCATCAGCCGGTTTTTGTTCGCTGGTTTTAGGCTCCAGGTGGACGGCGGCGGCGTAGAAGTCGAGATCACGGGTCAGGAAGTTTCCTTCTTTGCGCGGACAGCGCCCTTCCTGGACGTCTTTGCTGAGTTTGCTCTTTTCGATCTTGAAGCGGCGCTGCAGGTATTCCAGGGCAGCGGCCTGTGTTTTGAACTTTTCGCCAGAGGCATCGGCGGCCATTGTCTGGGCGTGGTCATCCATGGCCTTGTGGGCTTTCTCCACGGCGGCAATGTTGGCGCTGGTGGGGTTGGCCTTGGCGGCGGTGGTGGCAGCATCCAGGATGGCCTGCAGATGTGAGGCGTGGGTGGTCATGTCAGTAGGTTACCGAGTTAATGAGCACGGCACTGGCGACCCAGTAGCAGGTTCGGCGGATATCGCCCTGGAGGCCGTAGATGATGGCGGCCAGGATGCTGAGGATAATCATGGTTGTGGGGAGCAGGCGCGGGTTGATCATGCTGATACCTTCTTTCTGAATATCTTTCTGAACTGACTGTCCACACAATGCCCCTTACCAATTACAATACGAGACAACCGAGCACGGGAGTTATGGCTGCTGCTGGCTTGTCGCAGCAAACCGAGATAACTGTTTGCGCTCATCATTAAATCTTCACCACTCTTGCCGGCAAGTGCAGCAGCCGCATTTTCAAGCGTGGTCTTACGGGTTACCCGGCGCCAGGGTTTGATGATCTGCCCGACAAAATCCACTCCCCTGTCAATCGGCTGGAGAATTGTTTTGCGTGGGTTTAGGGCCATGCCGAGCCGGTCCTGCACAAAGCAGCTTATCTCGGCAGCTGCAGCATTCAGCCATTCCGGTGATTTGTGCAGCAGGATCATGTCATCCACATACCTGATGTAATGCTTTGCCCCGATGCGATGCTTGATGTGCTGATCGAGGGCATCCAGGTAGACGTTGGCAAAAAACTGGCTGCTGAGATTGCCGATCGGGAGCCCTAGGTGCGCCGGTTGGTTGAAGAGGCTCTTATGCGGAGGGATCAGGGCCAGTAGTTTTGATGCGCCCTTGATCTGGACGTTTTCCCGTGGATCGTGGAACAGGATAGTTTCAGCCAGACACATGACCCACGGCTCTGCGATCTTCCGGGCCAGCAAATCCCGGAGGATGTTTTTGTCGATGCTGACAAAGAAGTTGGCCAGATCCAGCTTCAGGTAATAGGCACGCTGCGACCAGTTCTGGGTAATGCTCCTGATCTTATGCTCCAGGCGCTTTGCTCCGTACAGGGTGCCCCGACCAGGTATGCAGGCACAACTGTCCGTGATAAATGAGCGGTGGAAGCGATCCGCTATCCGGTTGTAAAGTAGGTGATGCACTACCCTGTCGCGGAAATCGGCAGCCCATACCTCTCGGGGTTTTGGCCGGGTGACGACAAAGCAGATGGAGGTACCGGGACGATAGCTGCCGTCTATTAGATCCCGGTACAGATCCATGATGTTACGCTCCAGGTTTGTTTCAAATTTTAACGCATTGATGGTATTGCGCTTGCGCCGGCGGCAGTCGTAATAGGCGCACAGCAGTTCATCCACCGTTACATCCACATCGCTATTATCTGCGGACCGCCCGAACCCCATAATCGTTGTTCTTATTGTTGTTGTTCTGGTTGCCATTGTTGAAACCCACGATCCAGGCATTGTTTGAGTTCGAAGCGTTATGTCGTGCTGCTCACGTTGCAAGAGAGAAGGCAGAGTCGATCCATCCTGAAACTGCGCCGCGACCTGTCGGGACCATATGCCCGCCGGTTTCGTCTTAGGGCGCTTGACCGTGGGGCCTATCCCCAGGGGCACGACCAGATTATTTCGCACAGGCAGAGCCGCCATGACGGCTATGCAGCAGGCGACGATGTGGACTTGAGCCAACCGGAGGCCTGACGGCCTATCTGATCGGTCAGTTCAACGGTTTGGGCGAACTGCCCCGTGCTGATCAGCCGCATGTCCTTGGACAGTCTGAGCAGCAGCGTCGCCACCTGGAGATGTTCCTGCAGAGTCTCCAGATGTGGGCGCTTGTCACGGGAGCAGTTCGCCCGGTAAATCAGCACAGTCAATTCAACGCATTCCTCACGGATCTTGCTGCCGAGCGATTGCTTGTAGTCACGGGGCATGTCTTTGGTGATGCGAGTGACTACCTGCAGCAGCTCATACGTGACGCGATATATTGGTAGTGTTGATGCCAGTGCCATGATGTTTCCTTTTAAAGTGGTAAATGGTTAAATAGTTAAAGTTTCAATCTGCGGACCGCCCGAACACCATAATCGAGGTCCTTATTGAAGCCGTTCTGGAGGCCACTGTCGAAACCCACGATCCAGGCGAGGTATGAGTACGAAGCGTATTCAGTGCTTGACCAGTACCAGTTAGTTTCGAGCGCCTCCGGGGCATCCTCGCGGAATTGTTCCGGGGTATTCTTGCGATAGGGGCCGAGGTTACGCTCCAGCATCGCCAGTTCATCTCGCGATGGCAGGTACCAGTCGTCAAAGCCTCCGATATTCAGGCCACTGCAGAACTGAGCGGCGGGGTGGTTAACATCATTGATACGCTTAGTGTTGGCCGGGCCGTCATCGTCGCTGTCGGTACCATCGGCTGTGCCCCTATCCTTCGGCTTGTACTCCAGCTCCAACTTTTCGCCGGAGGCCTTGGGGGCGACGATCAGGGCGTAGCGGTCGCCTTCGATGGTGATTTCTCCGGCGAAGAAGCCACCGGCCAAGGGGGAGCCTATTTCAGCGAAGGGTTCCGGAAGATAGAGTTTTATGCCAACCTCCAATGTTACATTTGGCTCGGTTTCGATGATGTTGGTCCACCCTGGTTGATTGTTGTTGATTACTGTTGCGATTGGTTTCATTGGTTTCTCCTTTATTGATTGTATTTTCTGGTTACACCCGAATGCGTCCACCCGGATATAACCAGTCGCATGACCGGACGAGCCGGTCAGCTTGGTGTTATCCTTCTTTTCCAGGTCTGATAAACTCCACCGGACTTTGCAAAACATACTCATCGTTTTCATAGGTAACCAGGCAGCCGGTATAAACCAGATGTGATGCCCGTGGTTCGTCGATACGGGCCTTGATGGTTGTTACAGGGATACACTCATCATTCCAGTTGTCCCGCGGGATCATTCTGTATCCGTATACCTGCATCAAACCTGCATAACCCGAAGAGAGGGATCCGTAAACGACATGCATATTGTCCGCGTATTCAAATATTTTGTTGAGCTTGCCTGATTCAGGAATGCCGATCATCCCTTTATTGAGATGTATGGCCTTTTTTAATGGCCCTTTATCGGCGAAAAATTCATCAGAAAGTTCTATTTTCACGACTCTTGCAACCCGTTCTTTGGCCAGACGATAGGGATCCTCTTTTTCCGCCGGTGCCCATTCCAGCAGATCCATCTGCACATAGTCACTGGCCATGTCAGGCACCTCTCATCGGCATTACGATGGCTTGAGGGAAGTCGGTGCCGACCGGGTTGATGATCATGGGTGATAGTTCATCGGTGATGCGCAGCTCTACCGAGGCGGTGGAGATATTGCCCAGGGCCTGCAGCAGGTAGTCGATATTGATCCGGAGAATGGGCGGCATGCCTTCGATTTCTACGGTGACGTGATCGGTGGATTCGGCTCCGATCTGCGGGATCGCGGAGGTTATTACCATGACGTGGCCCAATGCGCAAAGATCTACGCCGCGGGTATCCTTGTTGGTGATGATCCGGCAGCGCTCCAGAGCATCGATCAACGCCTGGCGTTTAGTCTGGATAATGTGGCCGGGATTCTCCGGGATGATTCGCTTAACATCAGGGTAGACACCTTCGGATAGTTGAATGGTGAGAACTTCATCACCCAGGGAGACGGTGAGACTGTTACCGATGATCCCCAGGACACCCGGGCCGGATCCGGTGAGCTTAACCAGTTCAGCAACACCTTTGGCTGGGATGATGATGCCCTTGATCAGCGCGGGCGGGATGAACTGTCCCGGCGGCGATAGATCACTGGTTTCTTCGTCTTCAAATACCAGGGAGTTGGTGTCAAGGCAGAGACGGTGACCATCGGTGGCACTGGTTACGGCAAAGAGGTCGCCTTCGAGGTTATATTCTAGCTGGAGCAGGCAGCCGTTGAGGTTTGGTTTTGTTGCGTCGGTGGAGTGGCAATAGGCGACGTTACGCAGGGATTGAGACAGGCCAGCCGGATCGATGGTGAGGGTCAGTTCTTCGGTATTGTTTGCCATGGCTGGGAAGTCCTCGGCATCCAGACCGGTGAGAGTGAAACTGATGGTGCCCCCGCTGATGACGGCGACGTTATCGGTGACGGTGAAGGTGACCTCTCCGACCGGGATGGCCTTGACGCAGGCGGCCAGTGTTTTGGCATCGAGCAGGAAGGGGGCACAGCCGTCTTCCATTCCATCTTCCCAGATCATGCCGCCGATGGCGGTGGTGTAACCGACTTCCAGATCGGTGGCGCTGACCTTCAGCAGTCCGGCACAGGGTACGATCAGGACGTTGGAGAGGATCGGCATGCTGGTCATTTTTCCGGCTATAGCGGCGCAGCGCGCCAGGGCGATGGATAGTTCTTTTTGAGGGATGGCGAATTTCATGGGGTCTCCTTGGTATATTTGCCCTGGTACTGCGAGCGGTCGGTTTCGGTACGGACATAGTCGGGATCGGCACCAATGATGCGGGATCCCGGGAAGGTCTGTTTTGCATCCAGGAAGCGAGCGTTCTGATCCTGATCAGCGCCGGTGAGTTTGACAAAGGCGATTTCCTTGGAGTCAAAGACGATGGCACCGGCGGCGACCAGGTTGGCATACTCATTCGGATCGTCGGTGATATGGACGGTGCGGCCGTCTTTGGCGGTGAACACGGTGACTGTCGCCGGTTTCTGTTCGCACTCGGAAGTAGCAGCAGAAACAACCGCGCCAGAATTGTCCTGAACTAGGGCTGTTTCACTAGATGTTGTGGCACCCAGGGACGGTCTCGACACAACATGTTGTGGTTTCGGCATGGTAAGGACGGGCGGCAATCCGGCCTTGACCCATTCGCGCAGATCGATGCCGGCTTTCCATGCGTCGCCCGGATCCTTGCCGACCGGTACCGGCCAGCGCTCGGCCTGGGCAAAGTGTTTTTTCCACCAGAGCCACCCTACCCCGCCGGGGTTTTCGTACTTCCCGGCGTCGCTGGTACGGGCATCGTAGTCCAGGGCATTGGAGATGTGCAGGCAATCGGACAGCAGGCTGAAGGCTTCGGTGGTTGGTTTGGCGGTGCTGTTGCCCATGGCCATGGTACCGACCAGATCACCGGCGAACTGATCGACCAGGATGGCGTCGAGTTCGGCTTCGATGATGACGAAGGCGCGCGCTGCGGGGTTGATGATGAAGGTGTCCATGGAGGATCCGGGCACCAGGTAGTAGGACATTTCAAACTGCGGGGTGCGGTTGGCATTGGGGATCCTAATCCGGACGCGGCGGAGGGTGCCGGTGATGTAGAACGGAATGATCAGGCCGATCGGCAGCCAGAGTTTCTTTTTCTTGTCTCCGTTCAGTACGGTTTCGAGGCCCCAGGCTTCCCGCGCTTTGTAGAGGTCTTTGCCTTTTTCGCCCGGGTTCCAGCCGAGGCGGTGCTTGATGGCGGTTTCTTTGGTAATGCCGCGGCCGGACAGATAGGCCAGCGGGGATCCGTCGCCTTCACCCAGGGCCAGCAGCTGCTGGTGGGACCACTCGACAAACTTTTCGGCATGCTCGATCCAGAGATCAGCGGGTGCGGTGATCTCCCGGGCGGTGAAGCTTTCGGCAGCGACGGGGCGCTTAAATTTGGGCGCCTGGTACTCTTCCTGGTCGGGGAGTTCTTTGCCTATTTCCTTACAGGCCTGCGGAAAGGACATGCCTTCGAACTGCATGAGGAAGGCGATGGTGTCACCGTGGCCACAGTTGCGGCAGAACCACTGATCTTCACCGCCGGCGTTGACCTTGACGCTGAAGCGATCGGAGAAGGCCGGGTCTTTATGGCTGGTTCCGCAGGACGGGCACGGGCCATGGTATTCGGCTGCACCGACTTTCCTCATTGATACCCGTTTCTGTACGATGTCGAGCAGGTTCATAAAATACCCTTCCAGGATGATAATCAGGACTTTAGGACGATGCAGGACTTTCAAAAAAAAGGATTGTCCTGCTATTTAAAGCCTTTATTTCTTTAGTCTTTTTTATAAGATCAGGACAATAGGACAATAATAGATAAGATTTACTGTCCTGTTTGAAGGTTAAAAACCCCCTTCGACTTTCTGCGTTTACTGTCCTATTGTCCTGATGTGGTGATATTGTGTAGTAATTAAAAGTGGTTACAGTGCAGGACAAACAAAAAAGCTATTGTCCTGCACTGTCCTATTGTCCTGATTTACTCCGCAGCCGTGAAATCCACATAGAACTTCTGACCAGGACTGAATTGACCATGTAATGTAGGATTCGAAATGGTCATTTCAAGATTGGCCCCGGGAGTGAATTTCGCAAAGGTATTGTCCTCATCACTTCCATCATCAGGATATCCGCTACTTTTAGCCACTGCGTGCATCTTCAAAACTTCCCTACCCTCGAACCGCTGCACTGATTCAACCTTCATCTTTGCTCGCATTACCATTACTTCCTCCCTTTCCCTGTTGTAAGACGACAACCGCCCGGCCAGTTATCGTCCTGACGTGGTCTCTTCCGGGTACTTCATGTGAATATTCTCTTTGAGTTGCAGGCCGTAGTAGCGGGTGTTGCCGCCCTTCTTCTCTTTCTTGAACTGCTTGCCGAGCATTTCCCCGAACTTCTTCTGGGCGATGCCGCCCTTTTTACTGATGACGGCTTTGTGCCATCTGGCGAAGATGACGTAGAGGTCGGTGGCGTTGGAGAAGTGATCGGCAGCCAGGTCACAACACTCTTCGACGAATTCGGAGATGGTATCTTCCTTGAGGCGGTAATTTTCTGTGGCCTGCGTGACTTGTGGTGGTGGCTTGAGTCCCTGCTGCTGCCACTCCAGGCAACCACGAACCAGCCAGGCCAGTATGCCGGATGCTTCGGACTTGAGTTTGTCGCGCAGCTGGTCGTCGCGCTGTTTCTGGTTGCGCTTGGACGGATCCGGCTCGGCTACGAATGAATACTGGAACGGGATCAGCTTGAGCCGCTGCCAGAAGGCGAAGTCATCACCAGGGGCGTGCGGCAGGTTGTTGGTGAGCAGGATCAGCAGGTGCGTGGGATCAAAATCAATGTAATCCTTGGCATTGAGGTCACGACCTTTGAGGGTGTCGCCGCCTGAGTACCATTTGACTTGACCCGGGGAGAAGCGCCGGCCTTCATCTGTCTCACTGGCGAAGGCGATCCGGAGGCCTTTGAGCGCCATGATGTGGGGAGTTGGCCCGGATGGCGTGGCGGCACGGCCCTGATCCAACAGCATTTCGGCGGGGATAGGACCGGCGATGGAGCCGAGGACGTAGCGCAGGGTCTCGACCAGGACGCCTTTGCCGTTTCTACCAGCACCATTGAAGACCAGGAACATGTGCTCGGTGCTGAGTCCGGTGATGCCGTAGCCCAGGGCGCGACGCATGAAGGCGGTGACCTGTTCACGATGCTGATCCCGTTCTTCCTGGTCGACCATACAATCGCCATCGAGGGCGGAGGCCAGGAAGGATTCGAAGGCTGGGCAGGGTGCGTCGATGCCGCGCCATTCGTGCGGGGAGTATTTGAGCAGGTAGTCGTCTGGACGGCCTTCTCTCAGTTTGCCCGTGCGAAGATCGAGGACGCCATTGCTGCAAGCGAGCAGCAATGGGTTGGTGTCGAGTTCATCACCACGGATGGCGATGGGATCCTCAATCCTGTGACTGTACTGCAGACAGGCGGTGGCTCCGGAGTTGGAGCGCAGCCGCTTGACACGTTTGAAGTATTCACCTTGCAGATCCTTGAGGCGTTTGACTTCGGCGTCCTGATCGGCGGCGCTGGCTTTGGCGATTTCTTCTTTCAGCTCATAGGCTGCGTCAAGGTAAACTTTGGCGACATCTTCGACGGCCTGATAGCGCTCTTCCATGGTGTCGTATTCCCAGTGGTGGGAGTCCCATTTCAACCATTTGTCGAGGGTTTTGTTGTAGAGGTATTTGCCCGAGTGGATGGCGGTAAAGAGGGTGCCGTCCCCGAGCTCGTTGGCTTGCAGGCATTGCTTGATTTTGGTGGAGGTGAGGCGTGGGACGTCCGATTGTTCGCGATCGGCCAGCGCCAGCTCTTCAGCTTTACGGCGCTCTTCGACGGCGGCACGGATGTCGACCACTTTGTTATCTGTATTCACCTGGTCAGACATGGGACTCCCAGAACTTTATCTTGGAGTGCCAGATCGCGACAGTGTCTTCGTGGACGCTGGCCAGGGTGGCGATGCGTTTGTGATCTACACCCAGGGAGAGGCACAGACAGATGATTTCATATTGGGAGTAGCTGAGTTTGGAGTCGGCCAGGATCGTTCCGGCCCGGGGGGAAAACTTTGAGTCGCAGGCGGCACAGTATGTGCGATCGCCACGATAGAAAGAAGCAACTGAGCGGCGACCAGCGATGCCGGCACCACATCCAGAGCATACTGGGCCAGAGGGATATAACTGGCGCAGTACCCGCGCTGCCGAAATTTCTTCGGTGCAGGCCAACTCGAAAAAGGCGGCTACAAAGCTTTGGTTGTAAGTGGCTGAACTGTCAACTGTCATGGCTCTATCCGTTTCTCCGCGGCAAAAAAAAGTTTGTTCGTAACTAAAGCACGGGGGTGCAATTACCCGCATGTTGGAGGCTTCGGGGGAGTACCTTTTTTTTCTAATGAAGATTTGAAATGTCTTACATGACCATTAATCATATCTGGTATGCACGTTCCATTGGGGGCGAGGGGGATCATCGTGCTGTACTCATGACCCAGGATATCCACTTCTTACACACAGCAGGACCGTGTGTATCCATGATCTTCTGGCCCACCTCATAGAATGGGAAACGCTTTGTATATGTCGGTGGTCTGTTGACAAAGATCATCACAGGGATCACGCCACGCTCCAGCATTTGGCGGTGTTGGAACTTGATAGCGCGCTTACTGCCTTTCCTACCCTTCATAGCCAATGCACGGGACACGATCATCTGCCCGGCGCTCTTGTCAGTACGCATATACACACCAGCCGCCAGGCCATGGCTGGGCTCATCCAATTTAAAATAATCGATCTTGCCTTTCTGCCGCATTACAGTTGTGCTGGCAGTGCGGTTCATCTTAAAGCCGCGTTCTTTAAACTGACCCAGGTACGACATGATCTGCTGTACCTGGCTGCCGCGCATATTACCGTACTGATCGAGCTGTGCTCCTATACCCGGCACATAGTAGCGGCCAAAGGCCTTCTCTGATCGCTTCATAGGACGTGGGCCGCCGCCGATCTCCGGCACCATGTACTCGTCCCAGTCCCATATCTGGTTGAATGCAATAGTTGCTGACGGTAGGGAAGCAGATGCCTTACGCACCCGGATATTGCGGACTGTTTTTTCCATCGGGTTTTTAAATACCCGTCGCATTGTCTCCATCTCGGCATCACGAATCATAAACGCCAGATCATTTAGAGCATTCCGGGTAGCAACTGGCGCTTTCCTGCCGGCACTGGCTAACAGATCCTCAAATTCTTTGATGCCTTCGAATCGGAGTGTGATCATATATCCTTCCCTTCAGGATGATTGGAGCAGGCTTTTTTATCCTGATGAAGGGTAGGGGAGGCGGGGAGGACGCAGCCCTCTAAGCCTGAGTGCGCCCCTGCGGGGCGTAATGTCTCAGCCAAGGTCTCTTTGTGGCGATCTACCAGCACCATAATCGCCTTCATACAACACGCCGCCACCTGGGCGAGCTCACGTATCACACCATGGTCGCCATGAATATCACCAATCTGCTCAGCACCACCCGCCTCAACCATGAGCTCATGAATGATCACACTCATCATTTGCTCAATCGTGTAATCGGCCCAGGTGCCGTGTCTCTCGACTGAATTGGCGTATTCATTGAAAACAATCTCTGCCGCCCTGTGATAGTTCATCAGTATGCCAACCCTTCCAGCGACTCACACATAGAAACAAACATCTTAGAGCGGCTGCGCTCGGTAGTAGCACCCGACAGATCATCAAACCAATCAGCCAGCTTGAAGGCAACAATTGCATCGATCTCGGCAGCCATGCCCTTGATCTTCTGCAAATCAGTCGAACACCGGCAGGGATCACACTGGCAAACCGGGCAATAATTCAGATTATGTTTAATCTGCTCTGCATAAGCCTCGACATTATTGGGGGCCTTTTGTTCTTCAAGCACTTCCTTCACCTGGACCAGTGCGGCCTTCTCAACATGCTCGATGATCTTGTCCACCGGATCCAGCGACGCTTCACTCAAAGAAAGGGTTATATGCCGCTTGCACATACCCTTCAATTGTATCTGCTTGGTACAGCCAGCCACCGAACAGCGCGGCTTTGTATTCTTGGTCGTTTTAGGCTCAACAACCCTTAACGGCTTGCCCGTATTCGGATTGATCCCCAGAACAGACTTCTCGTGCTTCCAGCACATCCCGCGAGCATGGACAATTGAATCACAACCTTCCACACTACAAATCTTACGAGCCATAATATCTTCCTCCGGAACTTCAATTACAGGTTAAATTCGCCAAGCGTCACACTCTCGGCAGCTTGCCGAAAAGGACTTGCGATATTGTTCGCACCTGGCATCACCAGGTTCAATCCGCGCAGATAATTCGCACAACATCAGCGCGGCAACCTGGGCGGGTCCACATTGCGTGGTTTTTCCGGCGGGATAATATCCCCGAATATCTCCTCAATCTCATCATCACTGCGACTCGCAACAGCAAACGCCGAAAAGATGAACAGCAACACCGGAACACCCAAAAAAACATACACAAACAGCCACATGAAGAAATTGCTCATCGCACACCCCCGGCTCTGATATTCATATCCCTGATCGTTTGTGCTTCATCCTCGGCCAGATTGCAGGACTGGATGATCTTGTACTGCTCCAGCTCATCACGAGAAGGCGGGACAAAAGCCACCCGTGACAACCTGGGGCGGGTAAACTCATAATGGGCCGTCTGATACATCGCATTACCGGCCATCAACGTAAGCGCCGCAATAATCACCGCAAAAACAACATACGAAGCCAGATCAAGTATTCTCATGCGTAGCACCCCTCAACACCGTGGAATGGATCATCCTTGTAATCATCGCAACCGATCTGCTGATCAGACAGCCAGGCCTCAATAGCCAGGCGATTAATCAGCGGAGAAACCCGACATCCCTCAAACTTGCATCCCTTGCATGGCTCCGGCGGTGCCGGAAACTCTTGACTTGATGCCATCACGCCACCTTCTTTCTGTTATGCTTCCTCTCCAGCGCCGCCGCCAGTTCAGTCCGGGCCGCGCTGCGAATCTGCATAGCTCTCATTGGGCTGATTGGTTCATCCGACTCAGTACGCACAACCGGAGTCGCAAAAAAAGCCGCCAGCTCCTGACGTATAATCTCGCGGATTTCATCAGCACTCATGCGGCTTTATCCTCATCAGCAGGCCAGAAACCTTCAGACTTCAGGTGCAGAATAATCTGGCCAGAAATAGTATCCGCCTTGTTCAATTTGCCCGCATCACCCATAATCACTTGATACACCAACGTATAGGTATACCCATAGAGTGCTGCCCACTTGCGAATAGTTAAACCGCGCAATATCAGGCGCGATTTAATTTCATTTGAAAATTTTGACTTATTTATTTTTTCTTGTATACTTTGCATGGGAATTATTTCTACTTCAAATAATTTGATGTGTCAACAGAAAATCTTTATCGAGGTCAAAAAAAATGATTACCGTCGATGAACTCAAAAGATTATTTAAAGTGGAAGAAGATCAGCAGCTGGCAGATATCTTTGATAGGACTCCTGGCGCGGTTTCAAACTGGAGAAAAACATCAGTTCCTGCATCAATTGAACGTCGGGCCAGTGAGATAATGCGAGAGCGGGGCATAGTATCCGAACCTCCCACGCTATACAGCAGTGATGGAGAAGTCTCACAGGACGCAACCAAGGCCATAGACACACTATTGCATTTCGATTCGGTCACACAGAAGATGCTGGGCAGGGTATTTGATCGTATGAAAGATATGACAGAAGAAGAACAATGGAATTACTGCGCGGATCAGCTGGCAAAACTACAAAAAAAGGGGGAATAAATCCCCCTTCACATACTGCTATTTTATTAACTTTTGAAAAACAGCGGGACCGTGCTCAATCAGTTCCATTATCATCATCAGGATCAACGGAGCCGGTAATCGTGATGCGAGCAGATGTTCAATAGCAGCCAGAATGTAATCGGTTGCGCCTCTTTGATACGGTTCTTCTAGTGCGGACATAGTGTGCTCCTTCAAATTCAAACATTGCATAGGCAATCAATATCAGAGATATACGACATAATACGCCCGAATGTAAATAGTACGTTCACATGTACTGACAAAATAATTTAGAAGATGATCATGCGGACAGCAGGGGAGGGGGTTTACAGCTTTTCGGATTCTCGGTGGATTAACCAGCGCAGGTATTCAGATAGTGACATCTGATTTTTATCCGCCAGAGCATCCAGATATTCCCGTTCCAAAGGTGTCAGCCGGAGTTGAATCTTTTGTGATTTCAACCTGTCGGCAGTTGTCATTACAGGTGTATATACAGGATGGTACGATAATTGTGAAGATAAAACCAGGAGAACTCATGAAACTCATAATTTGTTTGGTTATTATTATTGGATTGGCCGGTATAACTGAAGCCCAAACCATCGGAATCGGATACATTGCAAAAAAAGGAGCAGTTATTTACACCGATTCCGATGGAACTGCAGTCGACGATAACTTGCCGCAACACTTCCCACTAATAGCCATGCATGCTTCGGGTGTTGTTGCTGCGCTATTTGGAAATAACACAACGACACTTGCATCCGAGCAAGAGAAAGACGGACGACTGCATGTCAGATACTGGAAAAACGGCAAAGATGCTGATGGTGGTGAAAATACCGGTTGGATAGATCCGGGTGCTGTTATACGATTTTCATTCGATTGTTGTGGTGATAGGAGTTGTTCCGGTATAAAAGCCGCGATGTTTTCAACCAGGACATACTCCGACTGTTTTAATCTGTCCTCTACAGAAGCAATTGCCAGATTGGATCATCAAATCAACAAATCGGATGACCTTGAAAAAATGAAGATTGAACTTGAAATTGAGAAGATCAAACTGGAACGGGAAAAACTCAAAACCGGTCAAAGCGTAAAATAACCATGTCCTACCGTCTCCACCCCACAAAAAACAAGAAACTGAAACCGGGCGAACCCCGCTTTTATCAGATTGAATCCGGCCATGGTGATGATCGTGTTACCATCGTCATGCAATTTGCGGGAGATCGGGAAGCACAACTCTTTGATAATGACCTGAAACGCTCCCACCGGCCCAGCGCCACCACATTAATCGCTCCATCCTTTGAATTGATCCTCCCGGAGTTTCTGGAATGGTACGGCCTGCACCGACAACCCCGCGCACTCCAGGCCTGGCTGCAATCCTGGAACAACCTGTCACCACATTTCGGCAAACTCAAACCCAACCACCTGACCCCGGCACTCATCGATCAATACAAAACATACCGACTCGCACAAAAAGCCGGAATTCGTCACAATCTCGTCTGTAAGCGCACCGTCCAGAAAGAGCTCAATTGCTTATCCGGCATCATCACCTTTGCCGTAGAGCGCAACATGTGTGAGCCTCTGCCATTCAAAATAAAAACCTTCAGCAAATCTCAAACCGCACCACGTAAAAAAATCATTCCATCACCAGACCAGGTGCAGGAAATGCTGGCACAAATCAGATCCGACCGGCGGCCGCTGTATCAACTGCTTTATTACACCGGGATGCGAAGCGAAGAAGCACGGACATTGACCGTCGGACATGTGGATCTTGACAGGGATTTGATACTGATCAGCGGGAAGGGGAACAAACAGAGATTCATGCCGATAGTGCCACAACTTAAACCAGTACTTGAACAATTGATGATTGACAGCGAAACAAAAAAACCACGTAAACCAGACGAAGTACTGATGATATCCAAAAGATCGGGCAAACCATTCAGCCCGAACATCGGCAGGGTAGGGGCCTCAGCAAAAAAGGCCGGCATTGGTGCCCACATGAGCGCACACATGTTCCGGCACATGTTTGGTACTCATTGCATCTATTGGGGACTCGATGCCCGCACAGTGCAAATGCTGCTCGGCCATGCCGCCATAACCACCACCCAAATGTATACTGAACTGGCCGGCAGCTTCCTGACTGAACAAATGGGGCGCTTCGGGAACCACACAAAGGAAACAACCATAAAAACTAAAACAAATAAGCCTGTTAAAGCTAAGGTAAAGAAACTCTGACGCCGTCATCTCTTGGTTCGAATCCAGGTACCCCAGCCAATAATTACGCGCCTTCACAGAGATTGTGAAGGCGCTTTTTTTGTGATTTATTCGGGAAAATTCGGGGATTAAAGACTGTTGTTGTCTTGATTGTATATACTACGTCAACAAATTCACCACGAAAACCGCGCATTCACAAATGCTCCCGCCGCCAGTTCACCACCTACCGTGCCGGCACCACCGGCTGCACCGATGTTGACCCCGCCAATCCGCAGCAGGTCCTGACTAACATACATCAATGCGACATCGCCTTTTGTACTAACTCCAGCCAGGGCACCGATGGAAGTTTTCCCGCCGAAACCGAACAGCGGCCGCGGCTCTTCTTTCGTGATGATCTCTGTTTTGCCGGTCTCGATGTTGGTGACGGCTCCAATCGTATAGCCGCCCTCGCTGGGCTTTACTTTGCCGTGTCCTACCAGCTCCAACTTTGGATCAGACAGGATGATCTCCGGAATGTTCATCTTCTTAACAGCGGTCTCTTTATCGTACGCCTGCAGTTTGACCGGCGGCGTGGTATGAGTGGGTGCGTTTGCCATACCTTTGGCCGGCTCTGTGCCGGTCCAGATGCCAGGGACAGGAGCGTGATATATGAATGTTTTATAGAGCAACAGCATACCAGCCAGGGCGAGGATGCCCAGGCCGATATACATTGCTGTGCGTTTACCTTTATCAGGAATTACCGGCAGGTTGATTTGCATCGGGAGTCCCTTTCACTTCAGTACTCGTTGATGTTGTGAAGGTGCTGGAGGTTCCTTTTTCTTTGTATGCGGTGATACCCTTGCCGATGAAAGAACCGGTCACCAGTGTACCGACGATGATCTCTACGAATGTCTCAAACGATGGTGGTACCACAGGCAGGAACAGCTGTACCTTGAACAGCGGCGCAACTACTACGGCTACCACCAGCAACATCACTGTTGTCAAAAACAGGAACAACATTACTCTGTTGTTGCTCGGCTCACCATTCTCTGACATTTGCCTGCGTAAAAATTCTGTAAAATTCATAGTCCCTCCTCGTGGATAACTTGCAGAATATTGTTGTAACGCCGCTCACAGTCCGCTCTATGTTCCCGGCCATACTTGGTATGCTCCAGCTTGAAATGCTGCACATCTTCCGCGATGATCGGGCGTTTGATGTCGATCTCATTGAAATATTTCGCAATACCGTCGCCCTCACTACCGTACTGATTGACGTAATCCGCTACACAGAGAATAGCAGCAGTCTCCACCATGATGATGCCGTGCGCAATGTTGAACTCCATGGCCTTGTTGATGCAGTAGGACAGTTGGGCCTGGTCGTATTTCTCGATAATGTCAGCATGGGCGATCAGGCGGGCGGCCAGAGGCTTGACGTTTGTTGACTGGTTGACGATGCCCTTGATTTCGCCATCAGTGAAGCCGCAATCCACCAGGCAGTTGATAGCCTGGCCATTGTGCCTGGTATCGAACTGGCACAGACCGAACGACCAGCCGCTGCGACCGCTGGCCCCGTCCGGATCGGAGAAGCGCAGGGCCGCGTTTTTGTTGCCGCCCAGTTCGTTCTGGAGAATAACGAAATAAAAAAGTTCATTGATGGTTTTCATTCGTTTTTCTCCTTACAATATCTGCAGACGAAATCAGCGTAGGGACACTTGGCCCCTGTTGCCGGACAGCAGCGAGGTTCCATCATCTTGCCCTCTTGAATGAACCGCTGGCCTGATCGATATATTTGTGACGTTCCTGAATTTCTTTAACATCATTCTTGATATTATTTATTTCGGTTTCGTGTTGTTTTAGCATGACTTTATAATCGGTCAGCAAATCAGAAATTGTTGTGAGTCTACCTATTATGTTGGTGCAGAAAAGAGTCAGGACAAATCCCACAATACCGACAAGAGAAGCCGTACCCTTCAACCAGCCTTTATTACTGGCAATGTGCGTATCCATGGTATCAAGGCGCTTTTCGTGGGCCGCACACTCAATATCTTCCTGTCGTCTCTTGTTGGTGCGCTGATGCCGGTATTCTTCCAGTTCTTTCTGATCTGCTTCTGTCATTGCATCCCCCCATTTATCGTAATGAATATCTGCCTGATGCTCTGTATTTGGCGAAGAAGGGGATTGTTGCTCCAAACTCATAAGCCCCAATATCAAACAGGCTGTTTGCCGGCCTGGATGCTCCCAGGAAATCCAAGGCCGGAGCGCTGTATGTCATGTAGCTTGCCACGCCTGCGTTGATCGCCGCACTACCGGATACCAGCCTGTAATCACGCCCTGCTCTGTTTACGAATGTTGGGGTTGTGGTCAGATTGTTGTTTTGAAAGTTGCCCGTTCCCTCAAAGACAATTCCACCAGACGCCCCTAGTGCAACATTGTTGAAAACATAGTTGTTGGTTGAACCGGAATTAATCCTGACCGCCGCAATATAATTGGTTTCGTCTATGGTGTTATTGACTACGATGTTTCCCGTGGAGTAATGAGTATCCAACTGATCTACAATGTGGATGCCGCCAGCAGACATTCCGTTATTGTAAATAATATTGTTCTGAATCCTGCAGGACCGGACACAAATCAAGGACATGCCTTTTTGGGTATTACCGTAGATGATATTGTTCTCGATCAATGCGTTATCAATAAATCCGTCACCACCTGAGGGGGGATCACCATTGAGTTGCAAGCCATTGCCGCTAGTGCTGTTATAAATCAAATTACCCCTGATAATCGCTCCGTCCGATTCGGCATTGGAAACATATATATTGTGGTCATTGGTTGTGTTGCCGTTGCTGTAGGTGATGTTGCTTAATATCTGGATGTTTGGAGTATTGCCAGTCAGTATCCCCATGACGTTATTATGAGACGTACAATTTTTGATAATTACCCCGGTACCACCAACCGCCCGGATACCTATGCGCGGCATGCCATAAACTTTGAAACCATCAACCGTAATGTAGCTGGCATAGTCAGGGCTGTATGCCTCTATGTTAATTCCATCAGTTCTTTCTGTTGGAGGATTCGTCAGGTATCCTCTCCAAAGTGGGTGTATTATATTTGCCCCTGTACCGATGGCTTTAATCGTAATAGGCGCCGCTGCTGTCCCTGTACGATCCACATAAAATCCCGTATAATCCCCATCTGCCACCATAACAGTATCACCGGCATTGGTCAGATTAACGGCTTTTTGAATGGTCAGAAAGGCGCTTCCTGCCGTATTTGCCGATCCGGTATTGGAGTCGTTGCCGTCTGGTCGTACATAATAAGTTTTTGTGTAGATATTGGCAGGTATCTGGTTGCCAAGATATTCCCAGATATATTTTGTAAGTGTCTGTGCTGAACCATCCAGGCTTGTTCCAGTTGCAAAACCCCTTGCACCGGTTGGGCCTGTATCTGCATAGGAAGCGAAGTCGGTTTTAATAAGGGATTCGTTGGGAAACGGCCAAAGCGGTTCAGCGGTTAGCGTGTCGTATCCAGTATCTCCGTAAAGGGTTCCTGACGTTCCATGTCGATAAAGAATCTCTGCCCCGATCCTGCTGCCACCGTAACCAGCAGAAGCAAGGTATGTCCCTGATTCTATCCTGGGGAGGTAGCGCAATCCGTTAGTCAAAGGATTATGATTCGTAATATCGTGAGTTCCAGCAGTAGGAGTTTGCCACCCGCCATAGTTTGCGCCATTGCCATAGAGAACATTCCAATCCGAGTACATATAATCGGAAATACCATATGAATTAGCACCGTATATGATGGAGTTGGTTGTCGAAATATTCCAGTTTCCTGCACTACCTGAACCTACCCCGTACATGCCGTAAGTGCCCGGGAAGTTATAGACCAAATTACCGAACGTATTTTGATTGAGTGTAACAGTCGGGTCAAAGGACGTGGCTCCGCGCATAATGGCCCCCCATCCGCCGCCACTATCCCATATGATAGAGTCCGTAATGCTACGAGTACCCGAAACTTTATCAGCCATGCCGGCCTGATTCGTCCGAAAGTTTAGAACAATACTACCGGTGATCTTGCCGCTTTTGTCTATATCGCCATTGTTCTCGTCCCAAAATCCACCATATATCTCTTGACCAGACCCATGAACACCTGAATCAATTGCAATGCAATTCTGAAAGAGAGTATTTGTTGAATCGTAATTCACAAAGGTTGCTTGTTGTGTTAAACCTTCACCCCCTGGAACATCGGTGTTGTAATCATGTCGCGCCACACATCTGCGGAAAATTACGTTGGTCGACATGTAGGCAATAAATTTATATCTGCCGGTACCCCATGACCAACAATCCTCAACTAGGACGTGATCCGAACCGGTACCAATTACGAATGACGCTGTATTGCCGTTTTGACGGGCGTTATATGATGCTATACGAAACAGTTTGATATAACTGCCTGAAGAGTGAACGGCGCCGTTTGACCATGCCGTTAAACTTGCCTTGGCCTTGAATCCTTCAATTTGGATATGGTGATCAGATGATCCTACGTTAATTGCAGTTGCTCCCCAATCTGAGGCACCACTCATATCAATAGTAACACCACCAACATTTTCAGACCGAACCGCAGTCCATGCGCCAGACGAGCCAGAAGGAACATTGCTGACAGGATCACCAACATACGTTCCATCACCAATAACAAGAGTATCTCCACCAACCATAGAGGCAATCCCTGCCGCAATGGTTAGGCATGGCGCTCCCTGAGTACAGGCGCTTCCTGATCCTGTTTTTCTGACATAGTGCGTATCCGCAAATGAAAGCGCCGGTAAAATCAGCAGTATTGCCGCTAAAATATACCTCATTACATGCCTCTCAATGCTACTGCCGCCAGGGTTTTTGAAGCGGCTGAATTAATAGTAGCTGTAATGGAGATACTTCCGGCCGTAGTTGCTATTGCTGTTTCAACCAGCACCTCTTCTGACCCCATTATACCTGTCCAGGTATAACCACCTCCCGTGTAACTTGAAAAATTAAACGGGTAATTCTGTGTAGCACTCAGCGCCATCACCAGGGTATTGGCTTGTGTAGTGGTTATGCTCGCCCAAGATGCTGACGTGGATGATCCTTCAGAATAAATACTGGATGCGTCAATGGGACTACCAGAAGTGGGACACCCGCTGACACGGAAAACTCGGCCAAAAAACGAATACGGATAACTATTCAGACCGGTAACAGTGTAACTGCCTGATTCGCTTGAAGCTCGTTTCCATGCCAAGGTGCCTTCTGGGTTGGTTGTACTGGTCTGAATAACCGTCCAACCAGCAGGCCATGACATTGTATTGCCACCATAACCACCACCAACAATGCCAATCAATATATCGTTATTTTGAATACCGGATGGAGGGGATAAAACTATCTGGTTTGTTGCTCCTGTGGCGATTGCACCCGCTGACTGATAGACCGGTAAACTGGCAACGCCAGTGCCGCTCAACGCAACATTAGTCACATAATCAGGATCGTTGGAATTGATAGCCAGAGAAGCGGCAAAGTCACCAGCGGCACCAGGAGTGAACTTGACATTGGTTGTGCAGGTACCGCCGACTGCAATCACCTTGTTCTGGCATGCCGTGTAACTGGAGAACTTGGTCGCTCCGGTTCCAGTCTTGTTGATGGTTCCGGTTGAGAGGTTGCGGAATCCGGTGTTGGTTATGACAAATGCCTGAGTACGGTATGATGCTGAGGACACATTACCGAAAGTCAGAGCTGATTTATCCAGTGACAAAACAGCAGGGGGGAGAACACCCATGTTTTCCAGCACTGTTATCAATGCGTTGATCTGTGTGGTGAACAGGGTTTTAAGTTCGTCAATAGCGGTCTTGATGGTGGTTGCCACAAGGCCCGAAACGGTGTGATCGTAGGGTTGATGTTGAACTCCTGACAAGTCTACCGCACCGGATACTGGCACCCAGGCAGAACCGTTATACCAGCGGATACCGCTCATGTTGGTCATTATCATACCAGTTAAGGGTGTGCCGCTGAAGGGTACAGAGTTGTAAGGCTGGATGTAGTGTGTTCCGTCTGCGGAGCTGGAGTTTATTTCGGGTACTGTCAGGGTTCCGGTAATGGTCGGGTTAGCGATTGGAGCCGCTCCGACTTGGGTGGCCGTGATGCCGGTCAGTGCTGCACCGCTGCCGTTGGTTTTCAGTAGCTCTATCCGGCTGCTGGAGGTGCCGATAAATACGCGGTGAGTGTCGGTGCTAAAGAGTGGCTCCCCGGTTTTCCCCCGTGTCGGCAGGTTGGCTTCGGTACCACGTTTGAACTGGATGGTGCCGATAGTTGTCGCCGCCAGGGCCGACATGCCCGTAGCCAGCACCAGCAGTATTGTAATCAGGTTTCGCTTCATGGGAATGTTCCTCCATCATAAATGTTTTGACTGTCTGTTCCGAACTGCCCGCCGTCTACGTCCACACTGCCGCCGCTTTGTGCTGGGAAACCGCGCACTACAAACGGCTGAACGGTTACCGGATAAATCACAAAGGATGCAGCATAGGCCGGGGTGATATTGGCGGGTCTGATCCCGGTGCTGCGCCACGTGACTATCACCGCACTCATTGAACTACCCCGGCGGTCACCATGATACCGCCTTGCAGTTCCGGCAGTCTCCGGCCGGAAGGATCGGTGATCCGGATGCCCCACACATTTGACACACTAGAGGCAACCGTCAGCAGTGCCGTTTGCGCAGCCAGGAAATCTATATCAATATCCCCGGCTGTCGGGTTGGGGATCGAGCAGGTGAATGTGGCGGCAAGCCCGCCGGTCAGATCCCGTACCAGTCCGGTGGCGGTGCAGCCGGTCAGGTCGTAGGGGGAGCCGTCCAGCTGGGTAAGCGATACGGTGTCTTGATAGTCGCAGCCCTGGGTGATGTAGAGGATGCCCTGATTTATGCAGGCGTAGATGCTGGTCATGGTTGCTCCTTTAATCAGCGCACTACTTTCAATACGTCGCCCGTGCGGTAGGTTTCGCCGGACACCAGCCCGCCGGCAAGGGCGGCGGCGTTATCGGCGTAGTCGGTGGGGACGGTGTTGAGTTTCAAGCGGCCTTTGAGAATGGTTTCTGTGATGGAATCATTACCGAGGGTGGCAGTGTTGCTGCCGTTGCCACGTGCCGTCGAACCTATTACTATTTCGTTTGTATTTCCGTCGGCAGATGGGCGAGCGTCGTAACCAATAAAAACCGATGAAGATGATGAAGTGTTATTTGAACCAGACAATACATACCTGCCCGATCTGTACCCTAAAGCCGTGTTGTAATTTACGGTACCGATATTGAAAAGGCTTTGCGCACCTACAGCTACATTACCGGCACCTGTGGTATTTGCCATCAAAGTAGACAACCCTAATGCGACGTTGTAATTTCCACCGGTATTATTCAGTAATGAGTAGTATCCTATTACTGAGTTGCTGTAATCTGAGCCTCCGCCAGCGCCGACTGTCAACCCGTTAATCACAACATCATTCACAAACGTCCACTGACTCGTGGACAGCTGAAACAACGATACCCATCCCGTATTGGCCGCGTTTCGCTGCTTCAGCGTAGGTAGTGTGGTGGATGTGTCCACCCAGAACTGATAGGCATAGGTTGTGGACGGTGCCGTGGCGCCGCTGCTGTTGCTGGCCAGCGCCTGCAGAGATGAGTTGATTGCCGCCCGGAAGGTTGTTCCGGTGTTGGCATCGGTGGTGCTGATGTCGAAATCCTGCTGTGAACCGCAGGCAACGGTGGCGAACAAAAGAAAAAATACGATGATAAAGCGCTTCATGGTTTCTCCTTTAATATCAGGCGTAAGAATTAACGGTAACGGTGAAATCCGAAAGCTGGATCAGTGTATCGGTGTTGTTGCAGACGGCGACCAGC